TTCATCAGTAAAGAGATAGTTCACTACTAGCTCACCCTGCGGAGAGATGAGGAACTTTTCAATGATATCATGACGTTTCATTTCATGACCATGAAGGAAGTTCGAGAGGGTGGTCTTTCCACTCTGCATTCGACCCGAAATTGCCAAGACCTTTGTCATACTTTTTCCTTAATAAATTTGTTTATTTCTTCTACTGACATATCTCCAACATCCTTCCCATGGGGATGGATGAATTTCACATTGAATAGATAACGGAGCTTTTCGTAAAGATCGTCTTTACATTTCTCCCCGGCAGGATCATTATCTGGTATAACCAAAACATTAGATACACCAGTTTTCTGGATAAGAAATTCCTGTGCATCACTTAGTGATGACCCAAACATCCCTACCGCATTTAGAATGCCAGCTTCGTATAATCGAATGACATCTCCCTGTCCCTCAACCAAGATGATCTGATCAAGCCTCTTGATGTGCGGCAGTGCCTTACCATAATTATAGAGAAAGTTCGACTTGCTGAAACCCTTTTGGTTGATCCATTTCTGGGGATTTCCATTTATCGTCCTTCCAGTTGACCCAACTAAGTACTTATCATTCTCGTCATAAACTGGAAACACAACTCTTTGATACATTTGACTATCAGGACGATCACAGACCCCGACATCGAAAAAGTCGAGAGTTTCGGCTTTATAACCACGGTCCAAGTAAAGTTTCGCTGGAAATGTCAGAATCTTACGAACATCCTGTCTCGTGAACCTCTTCTCCTCTGCCGCCTTCTTCTTTTCCTTGAAGAGTTTGTGTAGAGGATCACTCTTAAGTGATAGGACAGTTCCCATCGATATATCAGAGGTGAAGTCTTCGCAAAACTTCAGAACTTCCGGGAAGGTGTATTTTTTACTCGACTTTTCCAATAAAGGCCAGACGAAAGAGAAAATGTCTCCTCCACGATTTCTATGACAGCCCTTTGTATTGCAAAACCATCTACCGTAATACTCATCATCTTCGTTTATGTTGATATTGAACGCCGTTTCGTTGTCACCCTCGTGGATAGGACAGCAACAGATAATCATACCATCTGATTCGAAATAGTCAACCCCAAAATACTCAAATATGTTATGAATCTTCCTCATCATCTTCATTTTCAACGTCTGAGTCCGGGAATCCCTCTCTTGAGTCACGTTCATCTTTCTTTATCTTTCGTATCGTTCCTAGCTCTGTCAGCTTAGCAAATTCGCCCTGCATATTTACGCAGATATATCCATCATCTCCAATCCCAGGTCCATGTCTAGCAACTAGAGGTATTAGCTTCTTATTCCCCGCCCTGATTCCATCAGTAGCCTTTTCCTCATCCGTTTTGTCCTTAAAGATGGTACAGCTAGTCGCTATCCATGCAAGTCTATCAGATTGGCTGATCACATCTGTACTTTCCTTGGTTATTCCGTCACGATTTAACTGCACAAATGATAAGCAGGCACAATCGTTCTCTACCATAAAGTTGTGTAACTTAGTGATCTGAAATCCAAGAGCCTGAAATTCAGCAATATTACCCGTGATGCTTTCCGAGGTCATCAATTTGAGATAATCATAAATAATTAAGCAGTCATTAGTTCTACCGTTTTCATCATATCCAACATTCTTGACTATCCATCTTTTCATAATAGAAAGGATGCTATCAAACTCTTGCCCTGATACATTAATATAGTGATAGGGCATTTCCTTTATTCTACGACCACCCCGCGTGATCAAATCGACCTGATTAGGGTCTTGATAGAACTCTCCTTTAGCAATCCGATTTATCTCGATATCGCAGATGTTGGCTAGTAGTCTATTATGATGATCGAATCTACTCATTTCGGTATCGATCATGAGGACAGGGATTTTATGTTTTAGTGCGACGTGTAGGGCGACATTATCAGCCAAAACGCTCTTGCCTGTTTTCATTCTAGCTGCGATTAGATCAACACATTTACGCCTAAAACCGCCTCCGATACATTCGTCATAATGAGCCATTCCACTAGGAATACCAATTGACTTCCCCTGATTCTCTTTTAGAGAGGCGATATACTCCTCAATATCATCTCCGATTGGCTTGGGAGTTAGATCATCTTCTTTAATGAAAGATAGGCAGGTTTCCTGAATTGGATTTTCTGCAAGCCCGAGAATATGAGTGATACTCTCTTCACCAGTAATCCCATTCAAGGACTTATAGATGTCACGAAGTCCTCCTTGAAGCTTTCTCGCGAACTCTAGACGCTTTAATCTTTTTGCATGATCGGAGATGTTATCAATGTGGACTGGGGTATTAGTAACACCCTGAATGTGCGATAGAAATCCCTTATTCTCAATATACTCTCCCAGTCCTAATGACTGGGCTGAGGCAAGAATCTCAGTGAATCCTATCTTCTCGGATTGCTCGAATGATTTAGCTACACATCTGTATAGTACCTTATTTTGCTCTATGGTGAAGCTATCTTCCCCAATTAGGGAATCCACCTCTAGATAGCAATCTCTTCCGAATGTAATTAGCCCGGCCAATACAGCACGTTCGGAGGCAATATTTTTAAGTACTTCTTCTTTCATTACTTTCCTATACAATCGTCACAGACAAAATTCTCGCGAGCAAGTTTTGGTGAAACCTCATATGTTTGATGACATCTTGAACATTTCACCTTAGCTGGCTTATAGGGAGGGCGTCTCTTGACACGAGTTTTAGATTCCTTAATAGCATCATATCCCGGCTCTTTCTCCACCTCCGACAGAAGGTCAGTCATTTCCTCAAACTTGTTGGGTTTCCCATTATGGATCTTCCCTTTTCTTCCTCTGGAAGAAGGGTTTGTGATTTCTGGAGTTTTTGGAACTCTCGACTTCGACGGTTTGGTCTTCTGGGATGTACCCAGCTCTAGATTATCAAGACGTTTCATTAGCTGTGAAAGTACGTCATTATCATCTGGGATTTCAGGCTCGTCACCATCCAATAACTTAAGTGCGTCAAGTACTAAATACCAATCTTTATTCTCAATTGCCGACCTTAGATGAATACATACATCTTCTATCTGTTGTAAAACAGTCATTTAAACCCCTTTGTCTTTCCTAAGTCCTGTAATAGTGATACTCTCTTTTTTATGTCTTTGATCATCTCAGATGAGCATTGTAGGGCCGCATCAAGCTTAAGTCTAGCCGCCTCTACTATTTTGGCATACTCATTGTCGATGATAACCATTTGTCTTCGAATTTCGAGAGGGACGAACTTGTCGAAGTTATTCCAGTACTTCCCAGTAAGGTAGTTGAGTGCCTCTTTACACCAACTATACTGACTGTACACAAGATCATGCTTTCTTTGTAGAAGTCCGGCATAGTTCATTAGCATAATCGCCTTAGCGAAACACTCATCACTCGATAAGGAGATTATATCCTCGTACTTCATTTCAAGAATTTCGCGATACTCTTCAGAGTCTGGAAAGTCTGGAATACCATTGTCTACGCAGTAGTTTTCAACCCACTCAATGAACTCATCTAGTCCATGTACTTTTCCAACATCTGACGCCATTCTTTTTCCTTGTTATATGGAAGTGTTATCATTTTGATATCATTAAGTTCGCACCATTCTACCTTATCCCTATCTCTTTTCTGGGAAAGTAAGAAGTCCATCCTAGATTTATGAAAGAAGGAACAGAACTCGTAGTGCTGTTTTCCGTGAACCTCAATTATTATTGAGAGGTCTGGAATGAAAAAGTCGGCATAGAGAAGAGATTTTCTGGCGGGCTTTTTTGAGCCGGGAAGCGTAACTTCTTCATATAGAGAATAGAGGGGGAACACTTCCTTGATTAGCTCTCTCGCCAATGAATGATGAGATGACTTTCCCGCCCTCTGTGATCTCGCCCTATACTTTGAGAAATTAAACTTGTGGACTTTTCCGTCAAATCCTGTAACATTAACCATTTACCATCTCATTGACTTTTTCTTTTATCTGATCAAAAATATCCTTACGCTCAACTAGGAAGTCGTAAATCTTACTCTGACCTTGAAACTTAGGAGCTTCTTCGAATTCGCCGTTTCCAGCAAGGAAGGGAATGCTATACCAAGCCCCAGCCTTCTCGATAATAGAGAATGCCTCGGCGAGTTCAATTATCTCCTTCTCCTTATCAATACCTTTGCCGAATCTTATATAGCTTACGCATTCTGTTCCGGAAGCACCCATTGATGAGCAGCTTATCTTCCAATGAACAATCTGTCCAATCTTCTTATCTCCCTCAAGCCAAGGTTCCGTCTTATAGATATCCATACGGGTTGAGGCTTTATATTGAAGCTCAACACCGCCATCTGGGTTCTTTAGCTTGCCGTATCCAGAAGTATTTGTAATATAATGCTGGATTACGAGAACTAGTATCTTGTTTTTGGTTACATCTTGAGATATTTTCTTGACCCAATGTGTCAACATTTTTGGGAGAGATGCTCTTATCGAGCCAGAGACATCTGCATCCATTTCTGATCGAGGTAGTAGATCAGAACAGGAATCTATAACCAATACAGCCCCTTTATATTCTGGCTTCTTGATTAGAGAACATGCTATGTTTAAGAAGTCGTCAGCAGAAAGAGACTCTCCTTCTTCGTGCGAAGAATGGATTACTGTAAATTTTTCTAGATCTAGACCTTGTATTCCATTTAAGTTGTAAGCTTCAAGCCGACCCTCAACGTCTATATAGATAACAGGCTTTCCCATAGCTTGAGCATTTGCACATATCTGCAAACAGGTTGTAGACTTTCCTGATTTTGGATCTCCAGCAATGAGACTCCAGCACCCCTCTAATATACCACCATTCAATGCTAGATCAAGTGCCGGACTTACAGAAATAACCTTACGATCCTTTTTTACATTTAGAAGTTCGGACCCATTAGAGATTACTCTGCCAAATTCCTTCTGTATATCACTGTCGCGTAATTTATTTTCTGTAGTACTAGAACTAACCGCTTTCTTCGCCATTAAAGATCCTTTAGTATGTTTTTACCGGTAGAGAATGGCTTAGCCACTTCTACATCTTTTACTTCTGTTTTTATTAACTCTTTTTCAACTCTAGACTTTTCGAAAGCTCTTATCGAGTCTATCAACTTCTTATTTTCAGAGATAAACTTCTCATCATCCCAAGTTCTGTTGTAAGCTATTTTTAGTACAAACTTGCACTCTGGAGATGTCAACGCCTTTATTATAGAGTCGGCGTGGAAGTCTTTCAAGAGACGATTGGCCCCAAAAAGCTCTTTTCGGTAAATCCCAGCGTACTTCTTCTCATTCCAGAAGCTTTCAGGATTTCTACCTTGATTAAAGTGATTGTTTCGCTTCTCGAAAATCAGCTCTACAATGTAGTTCTGAGCATTTATGAAACCCTCTTTAAACTTTGACTTATAGGGGGTTTTCTCGGATTCACTTGATTTTCGTGATGTACGGCTTTTCTTTTCGGGGTTTTGACTTTGTTTCTTCGGCAAGTTGACTGGCTCCTTGTGTCATTGTTACACATCCACTTTTACGACCAAGCAATGCTGATACGTTTGGTAGATTTACCTTAGCGTTACACTCAAGATGATACTGCTTAATATCATCTGGTTTCTTCCCCATCTCTTTTGACAGAGTTTCGACATCTTTAGATGCGTTACCTTCGATATAAAACTTCTCAACTACCGTCAGTTCTTTCTTCGCCATTTAATACTTCCTCTATTTTCTTAAGTTTGTTTTCTAGTACGGAAAGTCCATCACGATAGGTTTCGCACTGATAGCGAAACTCTAACTTTTTAGCCCCAATTGCACTAAGCTCTTGGCTTGTTAAATTCTTAGCGAACTCATTATTTCCAGAGCCAACTATAATGCAGGGAACAATATATACGATCACATCAGCCATTTTCAATATATCTCTGTCTTTGTGATTCGGACATTTTATTAATTTTACGATTCAGTTCAGTCTTGGCTTCGCGTAAAGCGTCTTTCTTTCCGGCCTTACCTTTCTCTTCTTTTTCCTGAATAAGAGTCTTGCCCATTGACTTTGCATTTTTTTCAGCGAGTTGGCCTAATGTTTTAGGCTCTCCCTTAAAAAAGACAGTTGCTGGAAAGATTACTCTCTCCAGAGTGTGCTTCTTGCATTCAGGGCATCTCTTGAGAGGTTTATCCTTTACTGACTGAACGATATCATGCATTTCATGCTTGCATGTCTTACATGCGTAATCGTATCTCATTAGTCCTCCAGATACTTAAGGATATCACCAATGATACCATTACGCTGAATATCTTCATAACCAAGTTGGCAAATTCCAAGACCGTCCACATGTGCATCATACAACCGATCAATGGTCCAGTCAAGTCCACTTTTGTTTTTTATATCAGTTTGTTTGGAATCGCCGTTGATAACAATCTTGGAATCTTTACCAATTCGTGTCATAAACATCTTGATCTGTTCAGATGTACAGTTCTGTGCTTCATCCAGTAACATAAGCGTACGATTAAATGTCATACCACGCATTGTTTCAAGTGGTTCATATCGAATCTGCTTATTATTTAGGTAGTGCCCATAATATGATTGACCAAGAAAGAATTTAAGATTCTCCTCGATTGGCTTTAGATATGGAGCGATTTTTTCGCCAAGCTCTCCCGGTAACGCCCCAATCTCTTTTCCGGCACAAACCAAAGGTCTTGTTACAACAATTTGTTCGAATTCACCTTCGTGTAGGTAATTAGCGAACATACCCGTTGCTAGAAAAGTTTTCCCGCAGCCCGCAGGCCCGGTGCATATTGTTATCAGATTATTATCAATTGAATCCATATACACTTCGTGATTCGGTGTAATAGCTTCAACTTGACGAATTTTTGGCTTCACTTCTTCTCTGACTCGACGAGTTCTTGTCGGCTTTCTTCTTGGCATATTTACGCTCCGCTTGATCCAAAACCATTTTCGGCACGCTCAGTGCTGTCAAGCTCTTGGACTTCTACTAGGTTAAAGTGAGGAACTTCCTGAAAAAGTATCTGTGCTATTCTATCTCCAGCCTTGATTAGAAATGCATCAGTATCCCATGATTTGCCGGTATTTAGCAAACATACTTTCACCTCTCCTCGGTATGTAGAATCAATTACTCCGGCCAGAACGTCTATTCCCTTTTTTACTGACAGTCCAGACCTAGGCCAGATTAGTCCAACGAAACCATTCGGGATAGACATGCTAATATCAGTACTTACCAAGGCACGTTCACCGGGACCAATGCATAAGTCTTCGCTAGAGTATAAATCCCATCCTGCATCGGAAAGGTGTGCCTTGGTTGGGATTGTTGCGTTTGGTGATAGTTTCTTAATTTTTACGTTCATATGTCCATTTCTTATACAAATTTTTTGAAGTAATCCAGCCATTTGATATCTAACATATGTTAAGTCAAACATTCGTTATACTCTTCTGGCTCTCCAAAGAGTTCCTTTTGATGTAATTTCTCGTATGGATTTAGCCATTCTGGATATGCGTCTAAAACTGGATGAATACTAATCCTGGTTATATTTCGCTTAACCGCACCCGCCCTAGCTATCTTAAGATGAGTATTCTTTAGATCGTTAGGGATTTCCTTTGTTTTTGCTAAAAACTTGCAATATGAATATTCATACACTCCTGCTACTTTGACGAAAACGAAAGTGTGTAGATATCCCCTTTTAATTCCGAGCATTGGTTGTTCTTTTTGCTCATCCGATGTGTATTTAAAAACTTCCCAGTCATTTATTGACTTTGTTGGATTGCCTATTAAATAGGCTGCTTCTTCTTTAGTTATTATGTTCATGCTAATACTTACTGATCCTTGCGTGTAAATCCTTATCAATCTTTGCCACATCTAGATGTTTCACCATCAAACGGGCGTATTCCTTAAATCCTTGTTCATCGTTATAAGCGTCTAGTAGACGATTGAAGTTCCAGACGACAATTTTGGCGAATGCCTCTTTTTCTTCATACGACTCTAAAGAGTCGAGCAAAACCAGAACGTATACTCCTGCCTCTAAGGCATACTTAGGAACTCCGTCCCTTACCTTGATACCCTTCTCCCTACGATACAACATTGCAGTCGTATGTGCGATAAACTCATCCATGAGATAAAGAGGTCGATCTTCCCAGTATTTCACTCCATTAGAGTAGGTCGAGTCATACATAAAGACGCGAAGCTCTTTTGGGACTTTTTTCAGCACTGCTGAAAGTTTAACATCTGGTTCGGAAAATGCAACAAAATTATTTGAAAGTAGATAGAAGGCATTGCCTTCGGGGAGTCTGGAACGCAAAATTCCGTTTATTCCATGTGTACATTCATGCACTGTGGAAATATCTAAGGACTCCTGATCTACATAATTGAGGCCATAATCTCTGGCAGTTACATTATAGTGATGCCCTTCAGGGAGATGACTCTGAACATCTGCCATTATATCAGATCCTGGGTATGGACGAACTCTGTCATATGTTGAGGAAAGTCCAGTAAAAAGGAAGGCAAGTAGGTAGATTATTTTCATCAGCAGTCCCAGTTAGGCGGATTCATTTTGAATGCATATCCTTGCATATTTTTATGGTAGATTTTATCAATTCCGAAAAAGACTTATTTGAATCTCTTGTTGGTTTAATTTTTTGTGGACGATCTTCTTTTCTTGGAAAACCTTTATAGTACCATTCTTCTGGCTCCCATTCTGGATCTGAATAAGTTCCGTACACTTAAGCCTCACAAGAACTACAAGTTAGAATTGAGCGTGCCAACTCCTGGGCCGGATTAGCACTTCTCTGGTAGTAGAACGTCTTAATGCCCATCTTCCATCCATCAATTAGTAGAGTCGAGACCTCTTTGGGAGATACGGACGGGGGAATCATCAAATTAAGTGACTGAGACTGATCGATAAACTGCTGTCTCTGTGCCGCTTGTATCACGATTTCCTTCTGAGAGATTTCGCCGAAAGTCTTGAATACTTCCTTTTCTTCTTTACTGAGAAAATCGAGATGTTGAACTGAGCCGCCCTTTAGTAGGATAGACTTCCATGTATCGTCATCATTCTTATCGTGCTTTTTTAGTGTGTTTTTCAGGTAGGGATTCTTGTAGGTGAAATTTCCCTTAGCCAATTTCTTAACGTAATAATTTGAATTCTCAGGCTCGATGGAAGGACTAACTTGACCAAGAATGAAGCTTGAGCTTGTTGTTGGTGCTACTGCTAATAGTGTAGTATTTCTTCGACCATATCCATTTAGAAGTTCAGGCTCTCCATATATTTTAGCCATTTCCTCGGTTGCCTGAGTGGTTCTTTTATTGATAGTATCCCAGATTTCAGAGTTTAGGAGCTTGGCCTCCATAGACTCAAACGGGATCATTTTCGACTGAAGGAGGGAGTGCCATCCTAGAACTCCAAGTCCCAACGCTCTTTGTCGTTTAGCGAAATTATGAGCTGCTTCCATAAACTTAATATTCGCGGACTTTTGTACGAATTCTTCATTTACTGCGTCCAAGAAATATGTGAGAGTTTCAATAGCATCTGTCTTTACTATCTCGTCCCAATGAACAAGATTTAAGGAGGAAAGAACGCATACAAAAGAATTGTCTGAATCACTAAAGAGACAAATTTCTGAGCAGAGATTAGAACAGCTTACCTTGAGCGATGCATCCCTGTAGACTTGAGGTGCATTTCGATTTACTGTATCAGTGAAGAATATATATGGATATCCAGTCTCACATCTCTTTTTAACTATGGACGCCCACGTCTTACGCTTAGCCTTATCCCCATCAACAACGCCCTGCATGAACTCATCAGTTATCGTGACCCCAAGGCTCAGGTTTTGAATTGGATGTCCCTCAGACCTAATCTGGAGGAATTCTTCGATATCTGGATGGTCTATCGGCAGATACGCGGCGAAGGCTCCACGTCGTTGACTTCCTTGTGATACGACGTTACTAAGAGTCTCAAATATCTCCATGAAGTGGACTGGTCCGCTAGACTCCCCCCCATTACTTATTTTACTGCCACGAGGTCTTAGGTCGCCAAAGTACGCTGATGTCCCACCACCAATTTTGGACATCATTCCTATCTCTGAGGATTTCTCTAGGATACTCTCCATTGTATCCGAAATATAGCTTCCGAAACAACTAACAGGACTTCCTCGACTACAGCCGAAGTTTACCCAACATGGCGTGCTTAGTGAGTAAAACCCGGCTTTCATGTAGGATTCAAACTTATCTGCGAATCCATCTAACTTTAGTATCTTCTCAGCAGTTTCAGCAATCTGTCGAACTCTTTGCTCTGGAGTAACTCCTTCCTCTAGATATCCTCTTTCGAGGAATTGACGGGAGTGGGAATTTAGCCAATAGTAATCTTTACTCATATGTTGTGCCTTCGGCGTTGTTCTAATTAAAAAGGTCGTCCTCATTAAAGCTTTGTGAGTTTTTACTATATTCAACAGGACGAGAGTTGAAAAAGTCCGTCATATTATTTCCTAAAACCTGCTCATCAAACCATACAGTCTTGGATAAAACGGTCTTATCTATCTCGAATATTTCTCTATACCCAATCTCACGAAGTGAGTCATTCATTCTCGACTTAATAAACTGCTCTAGAATTTCTGAGTTAAGATACTCATCGTTATACCCATCAAGTATCCAATTGATTATCTTAAGTTCGTACTTAATAGCATCTTCAGCTTCATGAAGAATTTTCTCTTCGAGTTCTTTATCAAATAGCTCGGGATGTTCAGACCTGATAACATTGACTAGTTTCATACCAATCATCGAATGAAGGCAGTTTCCTGCTATAAAAGTTTTACCGTCAAGTCTTGTTATTATAGCTCCTGAGTCTACCGTAACACAGTGAACACTTCCCTCGTAATGGGAGGTTACTTTTTTGATACCATGAGATATTGGATGATGGTCAGACTCTGTTATACATAACTTATAACATGGGGTATCTTCATACCCAGTCTTTATATTTGCGTAAAATGAAGTTCTTTTACCGGCGAGAATAGCTATTGTTTGCACAATATCAAGACATTTTTTATTTGTGGAGCAATATCCAATACTTGTCTCAGCTTTATATCCATCCCAGTTTATTATCTCCTCAATGAACTCTTGGCACCATTTTTCGGTTTTATCTGACAGATCTATCCAGTCAAACTGCTTATAGTTATAATCATGATTAAATCGAAATCTATATGTTACTTTATTTTCAGGATCTGGATCTGATTTAAAGTATTCAATATTTAGACCATTAAGTATCCATTCAATTCTCTCTTTCTTTCTATTCTTGGTAAAGGACATGGAATGTGTTTGACCTCCATCGGCACCTCTTAATGCTTCCTCTCCAGTAGATTTTGTCCACATAAGGGTTGAACCATCAGCTTGTATTGCTATTTTTAGTCTATCTTCAAGAGATAGTTCATTAATTCCGTTATTAGAGAGCTTTCCATGCTTGGGAATTTTTACATTTTTATGTAATTTTAAGTCTTTCGCCTGCTTTTTTCTATACTGATTGTGCTGATCATAGAATACCATATCATGATTTGGAGTAACGGAACATTTATTGCCACCCCGCTCAAAAGAGATAATATCTCCGGAGTACTCTCTATCAACTTTATGAAGAACCTTAGTAAACTCTATCGATCCGTCTGAATTGTACTGACAAATATCGTCGCCGACTAACATCTCATGAAGCATTCTCCATCCAGACGGAGTAAGAACCTCAGTGCCGTGGATATAGCATTCCTCACGCGAAGTATATTCAACCTGTTTATTAGTGTCTTTCAGTTGGTTCTTGAATCGACCAAACCAAGAGATCACATAAAACTGAGAGAATAGGGCGATGTTCTCGATAAACAGCGTGAACAGTATCAAAGAATAAACGAATTGTTTCTTATTATCTGAGTGGAGCTTGTGTAGATACTTCTTTAGATAGTTGACTCGCCCACTAATAATGTCAAGCTTTAGGATTTCTTCGAATGAGTCCTCAATCCCTAAAACTTCAAGTAGACGCTCATAGGCATCCCCATGTATGACCTCTGTATTGGCCATTACATAGCCCATATCAATTATTGATGGGTGGGGCAGATTATCACCAAGCTTGGCCCAGAACTTCTTAACGGCGATCTCTAGCTGTCCAATCGTAGAGAGTGCCCGTACCACCATCTCTCTTTCTTTTACTGAGAGATTGACTTTAAAGTCCTGAATGTCGCTTTGAAAGTTAAACTCGCGATGAGTCCAAAAACCATCATGCATACTTCGGACATACTCTTGTGTCCAACTGTATAGATCGGGCTTTCTCGCTATTTGTTCATTGAATATAGACATGCTTAGCAGCTCGCTGGCGGATTGGATAGAGGATGGATTGGGGCTACAAGTGGTATATTCCACTTAATTCCATCTGAAATTTCAGGACTCAAGTTTCCAATACCATACCCAATAGACCTATTTGGGGTGATCTTATCAAAGCACAACTTTAGATGATCCCTAACTATCTGCACTTGCTCCTTACTCAGCTTATCTGAATTACTGATCTCAAAGTACCCATTTAGCCAATATACGAAATTTTCTGCTGTCACCACATCCCCCAAACTTATAAGAGTCGACAAAAATGCCAGTACGGTAGTCCGTACTGGCGAAGTCAATCAAATTGTTAAACTTAGTCTTCCGCAGTTACCTTGAGTCCAACCTGACCAGGGGCTGGAGGAGCAATCGTGTCAACTAGAACGAAAGTAAATTCGCTCGGCTCACTACGATTTCCAGCATCGTCAATATCGACTAGCCGACCAGCAACAGCAGCATTATCAAGTCCAGAATAAACCTGAGACTCAACTGAATCGCCATTTAGCGACTCGACGGTCTCTACTCCATCAACTGAAACGGTGAGTTCGCGGGCAACCACATCCTTAGCTGATCTTTCTGGTAGAGTCAAAACGAAACTTAGCATACCTTCTCCTTCAAACATTGTTATGGAAACTTTTCCGGGTTTTTTAAGCCTCAAAACTTTTAGGATAGAGAGGCATGTACTATTTATACTCCTTAGCAGTAGGAGCATGGTTATCAAAATTGCTGACACACCATATTCTATCATGCACATATCCTATAGTCAAGAGAATTCTTTCAACATTTCTGAAATATCATCAAACGAGAATGGGATATCAGGAAAGCGACTTATTTCAAGAACTCCACCGTCTTTTCCGACATTTATCGCAGTGAGTGATAGAGTGAGAGTGATAACTTTCGTAACCTTCAAAGTGGGACACTTATCAGGGAATGAGATTCTTAAGCCGTCCTCGTGAACTGTTGTTACCGTTCTGCAATCTGGTGGCATCTTTATTGTAGCGTATTTGGTGACCAAACCATCACCGAAAAGGCTCATAAGTTTTGGATAGATGGATTCAATTTGCATTCCACATCTCCAGAATTTTACCGTACGGATGGGCACCTGTCAAGCTGGAAACCTCTTTGTCATTCTTGTCCAGCATAATAAACAAAGGTATACTTGACCTTCCGTTTCTGTACTTATTGAACATATCTTCATGCTTATCGATATCAACTATTTCCATCTTAGTTTCTTTATCATCATCAATCAAGCTACTATCCATATTTTTATTGGCGAGTTTCGGAATTTCAGTTCTCTTAAACTGTTGGCATGGGCCGCACCACTCTGCTGTAAAATACAGTATTCGGGTTCTCGATTTATTTGGTTCGGGAGCTGGAGGGACTGGCCCAGAGCCGCACTTACACTCTTTTCCGCATGGACATGGAGTCTTATGGCCGTCTCCGTGGGTTATTACCCCAGTTCCACCACATTCGCACTTTGTTTCTTCTTTATCTTTATCTAGGGGCTTTGCAGGAGCCTCATTGACTACGAAAGCTACATATCCCTCGTTAGCATAGATATTTCCGTAGTCAGTTTTTTCACTTGCCGAGGGTAAGAAAGTTATCGCCAATAGAAGGAATATGATTATATAGCTTTTCATTTTAGATGATCCTAGTGTTTAGTTTTTGAGGTTTGAATCCCTCGTATCCAGATATTGCCCAGCAATCTCCAGTTTTCAATACTCTACGTTCAAGCTCTACAGCATCAACCCAAAACGATCCATCTGGCTGATTATGTCTTTTGGGACCAGAGTTCCAAACTCCCCACGAGTTCATTACTAACGCTCCGGGCCTCTTGTATTCATCATCAACTGCACAGATATACATCTGATGTGCCCATGAGCCTTCAGGTCTAGCAAAACCCTCAGAGTCTCGTCTTGATGAAAAGCCTTGATTACTAGCGATAGTTACTGCGTAACCATTTACGATCAAGTCTCTAACTTCTTCCCAAGAATTAACCTGAGATATTGTAAGCACAGGATGTTGCTTAGCCGCATTTAAGATATCATCTGGAAGTACAAATCCCGGCCTTGCCCAGCTTCTTACTTTACTGACATCGTATTTTGACAGGTCTACACTGCCGTATTTACCACGAGCCAAAGCTCCATACTTATTAATGTATTCAGCGGCCCAAACTCCTAGAGAGCCGCCACCGTTACCCAACCTACCCCTACCAATTATATTTCTACTACCAGAATAGATATCCTCAGTGGATGTTTCCGCGACCCACATCTCAAAGTCTTTGTTTATGTGAATATCTACACATTTGATCACATCGACAGCACCTGCCGCACCCATAGAAACACAGTCAGAATCTTCCTGCTTCCTAACGGGAAAATACCCGGCAACACTCTTCACGATCTCATGAAGAAGCATCTTCTTGCCTTTGCCGCTACCCTTGATAGAGGACCAGATATCAGAAAACACTGGATATGGCAATTTCTCCATAGACGCCGCAACGCCTTTGGGATCATCAACCCATCCACCTAAATGGGAAAGGTCACTCATGGGTAGCCTCTGCTAATCCTTCGAAGATTTTCTGGAATTCTTTGCGGGACTCTTCATTGTCTAGTGTCTTGGGAGTTTCAAAGCCAACAGCCTTTAGGTAGTTAGATACCTCATCTGTAAACTTGGGATATTTCTCTCTTTCCCAGCCGTATGAGTTTTGTACACGACCAAGAATTGGATCAAATTGCCCAGTTTGTGACAAAGACTTGCAGTTCTTTAGATAGTCCGACGCCCCAGAGAATAGTTTGTGAATAAGGATACGATCTTCTTTAGATTCAATCTTCTTGAATTCAGATCTTACTCTCTCCTTTGCGTTGATCTGTAAATCTTCATCAGAAAAAACTGCCGCTACAGGTCTTATTTTTGGTTCGACCTTGGGCGTAAATTGAGCGGAGTATCCAACAAATAGAGCTATTCCAATAAGTAGTAGGTTTTTAGTTTCCATTTTTATCCTTGATTTCCATTCTGAAGAGAATGTCGCTTATCTGTGCGGCCAAGGCTGCACCCTCAGCGGAACCTCCATTTAAGCAGGCATCTCTAATATGACAAAGGGAAATATAGTCCCGAGTTGTAACTGGGTATCTCAAGACGTTCGGAGCCTCTTCAGTCTTATCTTGCACTTCTTCTTTTACCTGACTGGTCTCCCTTAGATCAGGGATGGACGGAATTTTCTTAGCTGAGACGTTCTTGATGAGACTCTTTAGTCTCTCTAGATTCTCAGATACGAGAACATACAGTCCACCAAGTGAGCCAATACCCATCTGGGCGTACTCTCTGATATCAAATGATCCTTTAGAGTAGACCCATCCGGCAAATCCAAGTAGTGCGATTCCTATGAGATTTTGCATGTTATGCCTTTGTATTATCTTTTGTCCATTTGATTACAGCATCGAGAGCAATAGTAATTACGGGAACTATGAATGCGGATGCAGCACCAAGGTCAATATGTGACACATTTTGCCCAATATAAGCTACGGCAGCACCAATCCCAACTAGGAGTGCGTTTTTTCCTAGGTTTGCGACATCTTTTGCGTTTAGAGAGAAAGCTTTTGATTCCATTTTTTCACCTTTAGGTTAGACCAAAAATTACGATTTTGTAAGAGGTTCCTGATCCGGTGTCCTTTAGGAATAAGTATTTTTGAGTACCACTTACCGGGATGGCATCAACTGGTGAATTTATTGAAAATGAAGAAAGTGGTTTCACCATTAAATTCCCACTTCCACCATTGAACACATTTGTAAAAGCGTTTGTTCCAGTAGCACAGACAGTAAAATTATACCCATTAGTTTCAGACTTGTTATAGACTGATAGGTGTTTTATTCCTGTGAATGCTATATTTTGAGTGGAGCCTATCGTTTTCTGTGGTATGGCCGTTAGGTCAATTAAAGAAGAGAGGCCAGACGACAGAATCCCAGTCATCGAAACGCAGTTTGTTACTTGATCAGTTCCACTTCCATATGTATATGAAGATGTTAGAGTATTTGAGTCTGAAATAGAAACAGTTGAATCTTCAACTGAGAACGATGTCTTATTTATGTACGAAGAGACTATATTCATTTTTGCACCTCGTATTTTACATTTGGTGTATTTGGAGGGGCAACAGGCTCTTTATGAAGTCCGAGCATTACCAAACAATAAAAGGTGTACATCATTAATGATGCAAATACTACAAACCCAAAGAATATATACTTAAACTTCGCAGTATCAGTATTTTGAGGAAAGAATTTACCAGAGTTACTGTGACTTAGATCCTCTAGTTTTTGTGATAGATTGTCTATTCTACCCAAAAGGTCTATTCTAGTAGTATGTAGCTCTAATTGAGTTGCTGTTGACACTATGGCCTCGACACGAAATAGGAGAACGTCATCATTTTCTGGATACTTTCTTACAACGATTGTAACTGGAACCGTATGTCCCTTTTTGTGAACATACTCTTTGTCCATTTCGTATTGGGACGACTTGTTATCTACAATACTTTTTATACAAGCGAGGTCTCCTCCGACACTGCTTTGCTCAGTAATATCAATCCATGTTTTAGCTAATAGTTCAGCCTCGCCATATCCAGTTAGCTGTTCATATGCGGAGTTTACCCATAAAAACTTATTACTGGAGGCATCAATTATTACCATTGGATGCCTAGCGTCTTCGCACATAGACTTCCAAATTTGATCCGGAATTTTTCTAGGTGCCATATCAATGCAATCTATACATAAAGCCCCTTAGAATTACTTCCTCGGGGCTGATAGTTCT